GACGAGCGCCACAAGCCGAGGCCCGCCCGAGATCCCGCGGCCGAGTACGAGGCCATGAAGGAGGCCCAGGCGGCGCGGAACCGCGTGAAGGCCCTGGCCGGCCGGGACATCGGCGAGCTGCCATCTGTGGAAGATCCTGAGCGGAGGGCCCGGGCCGAGCGGGAGTTCCGGTTCTTCTGCGAGACCTACTTCCCGCTGACCTTCCATCTGCCCTGGTCGCCGGACCACCTGAAGGTGATCGCCAAGGTGGAGGCGGCGGTCTTGCACGGCGGCCTATTCGCGATGGCCCTCCCGCGCGGCTCGGGGAAGACGTCCATCACCGAATGCGCGTGCCTTTGGGCGGTGCTCAATGGGCACCGGGACTTCGTCTGCCTGATCGGCGCGTCCGAGGTCCACGCGGTCGAGATGCTCGAAAGCATCAAGATGGAGCTCGATGGCAACGACCTGCTGGCCTCTGATTTCCCGGAGGTGTCCCACCCGATCCGGTGCCTCGATGGGATCGCCAACCGCTGCAACGGCCAGCTCTACAAGGGCGAGCGGACGCACATCGGCTGGACGGCGAACGAGGTGGTCTTGCCGACGATCCCGGAGAGCAGGGCCTCGGGCGCCATCATCAAGGTCGCCGGGATCACCGGGCGCATCCGGGGTATGAAGTACAAGCGGGCTGACGGCAAGACAGTGCGGCCGTCGCTCGTGGTACTGGATGACCCGCAGACGGATGAGTCGGCCCGATCACTCTCGCAGTGCGCCACGCGCGAGCGGATTCTGGCCGGCGCCGTCTTGGGCATGGCCGGGCCGGGGAAGAAGATCGCGGGCGTAATGCCCTGCACGGTGATCCGCCCGGGCGACATGGCCGACAACATTCTCGACCGCGAGAAGCACCCGGAGTGGAACGGCGAGCGGACCAAGATGGTCTATGCCTTCCCGACCGATGAGAAGCTCTGGGCCAAGTACGCCGAGGTCCGCGCCGAGTCGCTACGGGTCCACGGTGACATGCGGGAGGCGACGGCCTTCTACCTGGCGCACCGAGCGGCGCTCGACGAGGGGTCTCTGATCGCCTGGCCGGAGCGCTTCAACCACGACGAGGCATCAGCCATCCAGCATGCCATGAACCTCAAGCTCCAGGACGAGGCCGCCTTCCAGGCCGAGTACCAGAACGAGCCGCTGCCTGATAAGGGCGTGGAGGACGAGGGGTTGCTATCGGCCGACCAGATCGCCGAGAAGGTCAACGGCATGAAGCGGGGCGAGGTGCCGGTGGGTGCCACGCAGCTGGCCATGTTCATCGACGTCCAGGGCAAGCTGCTCTTTTGGCTCGTGGCCGCCTTCGAGGAGGACTTCACCGGGTACGTTCTCGACTACGGGGCCTATCCGGACCAGAAGCGCCCCTATTTCACGCTCCGGGACGCGCAGAGGACGCTGACGGGCGTGGCCAAGGGTGCCGGATTGGAGGGCGCGATCTACGCCGGCCTGGAGTTGTTGACCGAGCAGTACCTGGAGCGCGAATGGCGACGGGACGACGGGGCGATGGTCCGGATCGACAGGTGCTTGATCGACGCCAACTGGGGCACCTCGACCGACGTGGTCTACCAGTTCTGCCGACAGAGCCGGCACGCGGCGGTGCTATTGCCCAGCCACGGGCGGTTCGTGGGTGCATCCTCGACGCCGTTCAGCGAGTACCGCAGGAAGCGCGGCGACCGCGTGGGGCTCAACTGGCGCATCCCCAACGTCCAGGGCCGCCGGGCGGTGCGGCACGTGGTCTTCGACTCGAACTACTGGAAGAGCTTCGTTCACGGGCGCTTGGCCGCGCCCATGGGCGACAAGGGCTGCCTGTCGCTTTTCGGCCGCGACCCAGGGGCGCACCGGCTACTTGCCGAGCACCTGACCGCGGAGTACCGGGTCAAGACCGAGGGCCGTGGGCGGGTGGTCGACGAGTGGAAGTTCCGCCCCGAGGCCGTGGAGAACCACTGGCTGGACGGCCTGGTGGGCTGCGCCGTGGCGGCCTCCATCCAGGGCGCGGTGCTTCCCGGCACGGACGGGCCGGCGGTGCGGGAACGGCCGCGCATAAGGCTCTCTGATCTGCAAAGGAGCAAGCGATGAACCAGCCAGCCGGCAAGACCGATCAGGCAGTGAAGCTTGGGATCGAGTGTCCGACATGCGGGTGTCGGCATTTCCGGGTGCTCTTTACCCGTCCGGCGACTTGCGGACGGTTGCGCCGCAGGCGCGAGTGCCGGCATTGCGGCAGGCAGGTTACGACGTTTGAGCAGGTTGTTTGAGCGACAGCGTACATATACGTACTTTTCGGTGAAAAATGGAAATCGTTTCGCAACGCCGAGCCCCTGATGCCAATTTAGGAAGTAGCGACGAGTGCAGCCGCAGCATCCGTAGCGGATGACGGCCCGGCCTCGGGGGAAGATGCGATGCCCAAGGATCTGGAACGCGAGATTCGCCGGAACGCCAAGAGCCCCAAGCGGGCCAAGGGCGACTCGGGCGAGATGGAGCAGCACTCCCTCGCCGAGCAGATCGAGGCGGATCGCTACCTCGAATCGAAGAAGGCCTCCCGCGCACGCGGATTCTCCCTGCGGCGCACGAAGATGGTCCCCCCGGGGGCGGACTGATGATTGGGTGGCTGAAGCACCTCCTGATGGGCAAGCCCACCCTACGCCTCCGGGGGGCCGACCGGCGGTTGATGAAGCTGCTGCGCGGCCGGTACGACGCGGCGGCCACCAACCCCGAGAACATCCGCCACTGGGCGAACGCCGATGGCTTGTCGGCGAACGCGGCGGCCAGCCCCGAGATCCGGCGCATTCTGCGGAACCGCTCGCGGTACGAGGTGGCCAACAACAGCTATGCCCGCGGGATCGTGCTGACGCTGGCGAACGACGTGGTGGGTACGGGGCCGAGGCTGCAGATGCTCGCAGCCGACCCGGCAGTCAACCAGGCGGTGGAGCGGTCGTTCTCGGACTGGGCGGCGGCGGGGAACCTGGCCGAGAAGCTCCGGACCATGCGGATGGCGCGGGCGGAGGACGGCGAAGCCTTCGGGATCCTGACCAGCAATCCGGCGATGGCCCACAAGGTGAAGCTCGATCTGCGGCTGGTGGAGGCGGACCAGGTTACCTCGCCGACGCTCAAGCTGTCGATGGAGAACGCGGTTGACGGGATAGTGTTCGACGCTTTCGGGAACCCGGTCGAGTACCACGTGCTCAAGGAGCATCCCGGCGACCTGACCGGCGGTTTTGGGCTCCAGTACGACCGGGTCCAGGCCGCATCGATGCTGCACTACTTCCGGGCTGACCGCCCGGGTCAGAGCCGGGGTGTACCGGAGATCACGCCAGCCCTCCCTCTGTTCGCCCAGCTGCGCCGGTACACCCTGGCCGTGATTGCGGCGGCGGAGAGCGCCGCGGACTTCGCGGGCATTCTCTATACCGATTCGCCGGCCAACGGCGAGGCGGATGCAGTCGAAGCCATGGACACGATTGAGCTTGAGCGGCGTATGCTCGTCACCATGCCTGGCGGCTGGAAAATGGGGCAGCTGCACGCCGAGCAGCCGGCGACGACCTATGCGGAGTTCAAGCATGAGATTCTGAACGAGATCGCCCGCTGCCTGAACATGCCCTTCAACGTCGCCGCCGGCAACTCCTCGGGCTACAACTACGCCTCCGGCCGCCTGGACCACCAGACCTACTTCAAGTCGATCCGGGTGGACCAGGCGCATATCGGCAGAGCGATCCTCGACCGCATCTTCCAGGCATGGGCACGCGAGGCGGTGCTGATCGACGGGCTGCTGCCGCAGAGCGCGCGACTCATCAGCACCGACTGGTCGCACCAGTGGTTCTGGGACGGCCACGAGCATGTGGACCCGGCGAAGGAAGCCAACGCCCAGGAGACCAGGCTGCGGAACCACACCACGACCCTGGCGGTGGAGCACGCCAGGCAGGGGCGGGACTGGGAGGTCGAGGTTCGCCAGCGGGCGAAGGAAGTCGCGCTGCTGAAGGAACTCGGGATCACGGTAGCGGAGGCAGCGCCAGCGAAGCAGTCGGTGCTGGTGGAGGTTGGCGACGAGGAAGAGGCGGCTGATGCCGCGGCTTGATCTGCGGCTTGGCGCGGCGGGGTGCGGGAGGGCGAGCGGGATGGGCAAGCAGCTTCGGATCGAGTCGATGGTGACCGGCTGGCAGGCGGTGGAGGCCAAGGCCATGGAGGCCGAGGGGTCGCTCGTAGCCCGGAAGCTCCGGCGCTTCCAGATGGTGGCCTACACGGGTGGGGCGATGGAGCTGGGCGGCTGGCCGCACCCGGTGGTGGTGGATCTGGCCGGGATGCGGGTAGCTGCGCGCAGCCGGCCCATCCTCAAGGATCATGATGTCGCCCAGATCGTCGGCCACACCGACAACATCGGTATCACCGAGAGC